AAAGTGTTTAAATTAAATCACTCTCTTTTAATAGTTTTTTTAAAGCTTTCATTACTGCTGTTTTTGATTGTGAAAAGCGATAAGCCTTACATTTTGGACAAACAGGAACATCATAGTACGAGACACCATCACATCCTTCGCATACCTTGTACATAAAATATGAGAGGTCGAATATTTTTTTTGTTTTAAGTAATTTACCCATTAAATAATTTAATGCACAATGAAGTAAAAACATTATACTCTCTTTATAAAGAAAGTGCCAGTATTAATAATACCACAAGAAATACTGATTCATATTTATACTCTCCGCAAGAATATAGCTCTTCTAGAAGTGAACAAGAAGAGCAAAAAAATATTATAAAACAAAAACTTGAATATTGTTCAAAATTAAGCTCATCAGGTCAAAAAGAAGATTACAGGAAAATATTTTTTACACTGCGTGAAGTTGATAAAATTCTGCAAGACAAAATACAGTAGTTGTTTTTATTTTAGCATATATTAACATGTATGTATGCAAAAAATTGAATGGTCAGAGATTCAAAATGATATACACAAGCTGTGCACAAAAATTATAGATACATCAAACTGCTTAACAGATAATATTATTGCTGTTGGCCGAGGTGGGTTAATAGTAGCGACTCTCATTGCTTACAGATTAAACATACCAAAAATACACAACTACGGTCTGTCAAGCTATACATACAACAATCAACCAGGCAATATTACAGAATATCAATTACCCAATTTTTTGCACTTGGAAAATAAAAAAGTATTATTAATTGATGATCTTTCTGACAAGGGTAACACATTAAGACATGTCACTAACAACTTAAATGAGCAGTGTATTGACCACAGTACATGCACCTTGTATATCAAAAATGGAACTTCCTTTATGCCTGATTTTTATTCAAGAGTTTTTCCTGACGACGTCTGGATCTCTTTCCCTTGGGATCTTTAATTTTGGATTTTTTTGGCAGTTTTATTGCCACAGACTGCAAGTTGCTAGGAAATGTGTTGTTCATCTGACCCTGGGTCATTCCTTGATCTGGACCTGTTGAAGGTGCTGTTTGTGTTTGAGGAAACAGATTAAAGTCTTCTAAAATTTTATTTACCAATCTGTTGTATTTCATTTTTGAGACTGTTTATTTCACTTTTTAACTCTTTTATACAGTTAACAAGAAAGGGAATTAATTTAATATATTCAACACCGTAATAACCATTAGATTTGAGTTGCACGGCTGTGGGTAATATGTTGTTCACTTCTTGGGCAATTAATCCTATGTCATGCTTGCCCTCGTTGTCACTCTCTTTTGACCATACAAACGAGTAACCCGCTATATCATCAATTTTTTCAAGTGTGTTATCTAGTAAAGTAAGATCAGTCTTGAGTCTCGCATCAGATGTATTAAATGCAGTAACGTCACCTGTTGCAAACAGCTCTTTACAAAATACATCACCGGTTCCAGTATTAATTGTCCCGTTTCCTGTATCTATTCCACCACCCTGTGTATTGATTGCCCCACCTCCTGTATTTATGGGTCCTCCGTTTGTGGAAATACCAGCTGATCCTTGCAGTAACAATTCATTACAAAATACAATTCCACCACTAAGTGTACCTGTACCTGCATTTATTCTTCCACCACCTCTTGTATTAATTTCTTGAGCAAAAAATGTATTTGCCACATTAGTAATGCCGCTTACTGCTAAATAATTACTAAACACAGATTGTGACAATACACTGAGTGTTGAGTTTATTGTGGTTGGCTGAAGGATGTTTGCTTTGCTGTTATTAACTTGAAAGACATTGGAACAGAGAGAAAATATTGAAGTTGTTTGTGTTGGCTTGTTTACTATAATACCATTGGCTGTCTGAATATTAGATTCTGCAAGAATTGACTCAAAATTAAGTGCAGTAACAGCAGAATTGGAAGATCTACCAATAAATTGCTTTGGGCCAACAACCAGATCAACAGGAGTGCCAGCAACGATGCTATTGTTGAGTTTGACGGTAAACGCAGGCATATCTTCAAGATGTCTGTTTTCTACACCTTTATCACGTATTATAATGGGACCGTTAACTGTAGGCTTTGATAAGCTGCCACCCGCTATTGATGAAGATACAAGCCCAGGCAGAATTGATTGTGGTTTTATTTGAATTTGCCCTAATGTGTTGAATTCCAATTGATCGGGGTTAATTTGAACTGTGAAGTCATATTTAACAAAATCACTTGTCAAAGGTGGAATGCTGCTTCTGCCTGTAAGACTGTACAAAACTCTTGTTTCCCTATCATACACAACATCTCCCACTTCAACACCGCTCAATGTTAAGATATAATAGGCTTGTGGTGAGTATCTGGTGCCTGCAAATGTGCCAAAAAGCTGATTCACAGCACCAAGATTGCGCATTCCAGCAGGAACACCACCGACAATTGATCCATCACCCACATACAATCTTTTTGTGTCCACAGTATATCCTGGCTCACCCACAGACAATGTTACACCAACATCTTGTGCGCACAGTCTGTCAAAATTTGTACCGCGCCTAAAGAGAATTTTACTGATAGATGACATTTAAATTATTTATTATAACGGTTGGATTTATAAATACTTATATGGAAAAATTGTATTCAGCAGTAATCAAGGGTAACAATCAAATATTGGTGTTTGATGTGATAAAAGGTGTTAATGCATATACAATTAATATGGGCAATGTCTCTATAGTTACAGGACCAGTCATAACTAAAGATAAATTGACTGTGGTTGTAAAAGATGCAAAAAATAAGACCACAGGCAAAATTTATTCATTAAAAACAGGTATTTTGTCGTATAGTTTTATTATAACAAATAAATAATAATAAATACTTTTATGGACCACGGTGAATGCAGTTCTCACGCTATTGAAAAATTAAGACAAGATTTAAACTATTTATATAAAACAGTTTATCAAGGCAACGGAACACCGTCACTTGTCACACAAGTTGCAAAATTAGATCATAGAATTGATACAATAGAAAATAAATTAGACGATAACTTTGAGTCAATTGAATTGGAAATGTCATTAAAATTCAAAAATATAACTGATGTTGTAAACGAAAAATTTAATTATATTTCATATCAGATATCAAATGAGTTTGAAAAAAAGAGAAATGAATCCTCAAGCAGATGGAACTTTAAAACAACAACAGTTGCAGCAGGCATTGCCGGATTTTGTTCAGTTTTAGCAATACTAACTACTGAGTTGCTAAAAAGACTTTAAGTTGAATTACTATAATTGGTCTATATTATGTTTATATGCAAATCATAAACATTAATACAGCTGAGCTACCTGCTGATACAAGTCAATTAGAGCCATTGCATGACTCCGCTGATTATCCATATTGTTTGCTTGGTTTTCAAATTAAAAACTCTTACGATCAATTGAGATTAAAATTTCCTAAAAAATATAATGCAAAAAATATAATTCATCTGGTTTATTATCCTGAAACAGAACCCATATTTTTTAGAGGCATAAAGCTAACACCCACACAACAAGTTAGTAGCTTTTTAAAAGAGCTTAAAATAAACGAGTCACAATCTTATGGTGACTTAAAACTGAAAGTGTACAGTGATCTACTATCTCGTTTTAATGCTTCTTGTGATAATTGTTTTCTGTATTTAAGACCAGGTGTGTACCCTATTGACAGCTCTAATATATCTTGTTTTGTTGAAGAGTCTGTCGACTTAAATGAATTATACAGAGATATTTTCTTTCAAGAAGACGTACCTTTTTATCAATCAGTTGGTTGCATAGTGCTTTATATTTTAGATAAAAGCAATATTGCAAATAAAACACCAGAAAAAGAGTGGAAAAAGATTTCTATAAAAGTTTAAATTGCATCTCTTCATAAGATAAATAACATTTGAAGGAGCAGTTAATATTATTAATCAGGTGGTGGGTTGGTGGGAAAAGCTTTTGAGTTTTTACTGATTGATAGTTGAACTGTATGTGTTTAATTATATCATATAGTCATGGATAATTATAAATTAATTTCTGCAAAAATTTTAAAAGAATTAACTAAACCAAATATAGGAAAAACCTTATTACAAATATTTACAGACTATATTTCAATAGCTTTTTTTATCTGGGCAGCATTATATTTTTCTAATGTTTTTACATCTGTTTTAATGATGTGTTTAATTGGTGCTAGACAGCAAGGATTGGGTATAATTGGACATGATTCGGTTCATTATAGAATGTCAAAAAACAGGTTTATTAATGATGCTATGGCAAATTTGTTTATATTTTTTCCTCTTTGGACATCTTTAAAAGATGTAAGAAAAAGACATCTACAACACCATCAACACACAAACACAGATAATGACCCAGATTATATTAATAAAAAGCATAATATCGAATTTAAATTTCCACAATCAAAGGGTACATTTATTAAAAATGTAATAAAATATATTTTTGGTCTTCATTTTATTGGTATTTTATTTGATAAAGAATACACTATAAAAAATAAATTAATGTATTTGTATAGAGGTCTCACCGCGGGTAAGCGTGTTGAGAATGTTAATTATACACCATCATGTACTGAAAAAATATTGTGCCTTCTTTTTAACTTATGCATATTATCTATGCTGTGGTATAATGGCTGGTTATTGCAGTATTTTATTTTTTGGATCTTACCGCATATATTATATGTTCCGTTTTTAATAAGAATAAGAGGTATTAATGAACATTTTGGTATTAAGAAGGATCAAATAGAAGCTTCAAGAACTATGTATCCTACATGGTTTGATGAGCTTGTATTAGGTATTAGTTGGAATATAAGCTATCATTTGGATCATCATCTCTTTCCGTCGGTTCCATCATATAATTTACGTAAACTGCATAAACTACTGTTGCAAAATAAGGAGTTCATAGAAAAGGCTCAAATAACCAAAAATGGTACTTTCGGTGTCTTTAAGGAATGTACTATTTAAATTATCTCATAAATTGATGCTTATACAAAAAAATACCTGAGTATTATAAGCAGCAATGACCTGACGCGTCAGATAATTTAGAATATATCTGGCCAGAGAAAGATTAAGATTCACCCTTACCTGTATTCTTTATACTTGTTTGTGGACCGTGTCCCGCCAAGCTTGGTGTGCCACCAGATTCTCTAAAGTTCATTCTTAGCTTCATGTTTGTAAGAGCGCTAAGATCTTGCGCTGGAGCAAGGAATGTGGTAGACATTGGTGCCATTTTGATAGCGTCCCAATCACTTCCATCACCATATGCAACTGCAGGTGCTTGTGAAGCATCACCAGCAGCATAGAGAGCTATAATTCTTTCACGTTCATATTTTGGTAAACCGCGAAGAGAAAGACTTTTATCACCCGAACCACATAATGAAAGACCAGTCGCAGGATCTCCTCCTGTTATTATTGTACCAGTTTGTAGCGCGTCTATTTTTACAGGTAAAGGGACAGCATTACTAACACCAACTCCAGCTACAACAGATACAATAACTGAATTTATAGGTATATATCCTATAGTACTACCTGTCGGTATTGTAACTACAGGCTTCGTTGTATCTGTATATCCCATGTATATGGGTGTACCTTGATCGCCAATAGTAACACCGTCTTTGCCACCTTCACCTTTTATGCCATGAGCTGTATCTGAGGTTAAAACAGTGCCCAAAGGTGTAGGGGGGGAGGCAGCATAATAACCAGCTCCATGAGGTCTAACTTTATTTGTTTGTTGTAGTTTACCTACAGAGTGTGATTCATGTGAGTAAATTGGACCTTCAACATAAAGTGCACCTCTAATAATGGTTTTTCCAGATACACCTAAATCACCATCAATTAAAACTTGGCCCTTGTCTCTTTGTGAAATACTAACAATATCACCAACAAGTGACAGTCTCTTTCCACCGTCAATATTAACCTCTGATGCACTACCAATATTAACCTGTTCACCCGCGATAGTCATTATAGCGCCTGATATATTAACAACACCATAGGACTTCATGGCAATGCCTCCCGCTCCCACTAGTAAACTATATTTGTTAGCTACGTTGAGTGTATAGGTGCCGCCAGGCATGTCATCAACCTGTACAGTCTCAATTAAAGGTGAAGGCTGTGGCACAATTCTCGTAAACGCAGGGAACACCTGTACTTGTGCAGGTTCACATTTACCATATGGATCAACACGAATGGCACCCCAATCATTCATTACAAGTCCAATGTTTTCAATTTTATTTTTTTCTATTTCTATAATCTCTGTGCCACCTTTGCCCAATGCAGCTTCAATTTGAGCGAGGCGGGGAAGAGCAGCATTATAAAGATCTTTTAATGATTTCTTAAAAGGATCAGGCGACCATATGCCACCAAAAGAACTTGGACTTTGGCCAAATATATCCACAAAAGAATAGGCTTTTGTACCATCTGGTCTCACATTACAAAGAGGACATGGCACTTTGGCACCATCTAATGAAGCTATATACCCTGGTTGTGCAATCAATACATTGCCTTGTGAATCCACAACTTGTGCCTGCCCTGATGCGTTTACATTTAGTCTTGCGTCTTGTCCAAACGCTACTTCACCGTTACTGAATTTAGCATGTCCGGATCCTCCCGCTCTTGTAACACCATATGCACAATCGCCATGTTTTTCTGAACTATCATGTGGCTCCATCTCCAATGCAAACGTACCTGAAGTATCTTGTATTGAAAAGTAGTTGTTTATTGAAATATCGCGACCCATGTCATCTATTGCCGAACATAATGGACAAAGCTTTGGTCTGCCAACCCTTAATTGTTTTTCAGAATTTAACTTTAAGAGGGATCGGGCCCCGCCTGTTATACCACCTATTTGATCAGTGCGCTGTATATCAAAAAGTTGTTTAATATCCGCAATATTGTTTAAGACATTCTTCCAGTCTTTATGCAATAACACTTTGCCAGGATCACCAACCTTTCTGTAATGATCTCCCTGCACTACACAATCATAATCCATTTGGGAGAATTCATTTCTTGTGCCGCGAATAGTCAAAAATGAATCACCTATAACAAGTTTTTGATCATTGTTTGTTGCAAGCTCAATTGTTGCTTGATTATTAAATTCTTTAAATGAACCTGAAAAGTGAGTTAGTTTTAAAAGCTCTCTGTTATCCGTATTTACAAACTGAAGAGTTCCACCTTTTTGATTGATGACGTATTTGTTACGATATGTTTCAGTATTAATTGTATACTTGTCTCCTGATTCTGCATTTGCTTCACCACGAGTAAAATTTTCATACTCACCAGGGTAATCCATTCCCAAATCCACATCACCTTCCACATCATAAATGCCTCTCCAGTCATCTCTGCCATACGTCGCACCAAATACAACAGGCTTCAAAGGATTACCACCATTAAAGAATACCCAAACGTGTGCACCTACTCTCGGAATTGCAAACGCACCTTTTGCTCTATTGCTATATGTTTCGGGTTTGTAATTGTAACTTAATTTGTTAACGTTATTAACATTTGTTTCTGCAGGATTATTAAATGCATCTGCCAACTCAAAAGCATTCTGATCAAAAATTGCACCTGACTTTTCACCTGTACCGTCAATATTTGAACCTATTTCTGTTATACGGCTGGCGTTTTCTTTTAGTTCACCAAAGTCATTGCTGTCACTTGTGGTTCCATATTTTGAGGCATCATTATATCTGCCACTGGCCATTTCACCAACTATGGGCAGTGACACAGTTCCCCATGGCAGGATTTTTTTAAGATCATCAATTATTAAAGATATGTCACTATCTAGATTTTCGCCTATAAACTTGAACGAAACGTCCTTATTATTTTCAACCCAATCTTTGTATACGATGGGTGAAATATGCGGAACAAAAACTTTAACACGACCTCTTCTCTCTGGGTCATTATTTTGTACAATTATTCCCAAATAATTTCCATAAAAACGCGGATAATCCATAGTTGATTTTTTTAATATTTACGCTTAGAATAAAGATATGCTATTAAAAGTATCTCATGAATCTCCCATATCTATTCTTCCGCAATCAGCATTGTACAATGATTTCGATTATGCATTAGTTCATTTATTTGAAACACATCCTGAATACAAGAGATATTTTAAGATGTCAAGAAGCCAGGGCAGAGAAGTGCTTCTGGATAATTCCATTTTTGAGCTGGGTAAGGCGTTTGATTCAGACAAGTTTCTTAAAGAGGCAATAGATCTTCAGCCGAATATGTTCATTGTTCCGGATGTACTTGAAGATTCAAGAGAAACTGTTACTAGCTTTTTTAAATGGCAGCGTGATGGTTTAATAGATGCGGTTAAGCAAACAGCACCATCAAGAGCTGTTGGAGCTGTACAAGGTAAAACATGGCAAGAGTTATTAACGTGTTATAAGTTTATGTCCGAAAATGCAGATATGATTGCGATTAGTTTTGATTTTTCATACTATCATATGACAGGTGAAGGTTGGGTGGAGTTGGAAAGATTTTGTTCAGGCAGACAGCGCTTCATAAATCAGCTTATAGAATGTGGTGTGTGGAATTGGAACAAACCACATCACCTTTTAGGTTGCTCTCTTGCCAAAGAGTTTCGTTATTATGTGGATAACAATATCCATAACATTGCAAGTTGTGACACGAGTAACCCGATAGTAGCTGCTATTCACGATATCAGGTATGATGCAGATTATGGTTTGCAGGCAAAACCAAAAACTAAATTAGCTGATTTAATTGATCATGTATTTACTAAAGAGCAGCTGAACTTAGTTAAATACAACACAGACATGTTTAAAAAAATAATTCGCCGATGAACAAAAGACCATGGATAGTATTTTTTTCGCAAACAGGCTCGGAAATTGGAAATTTAATCTCTAGCCTGGATAAGGTCCCTGATTGCATCATAACAAATAAAAATGATGCAACCGACATTAGTCCTTTGCTTAAAAAGCATTTAAATGACAAAGTTAGTATTGTACAAATTCCAAATAAACCGGAAGTAAAAGACTATCAAAAAGTTCTTAAAAAGTACAAAAATCCTCTTGTCACTCTACATGGCTATTTAAGAATTATTCCAAAGGAAATATGTAGCAAGTACGAAATATACAATTTGCATCCTGGGTTAATAACAGAATATCCAGAATTAAAAGGCAAAGACCCACAACAACGAGCTTATGAAGGCAAATATCCGCAAGCAGGTTGTGTTATACATCGTGTCATTCCTGAGGTTGACGAAGGAAAAATTGTAAGTACATATCCTATTTTCATTGAAAATTATACATTGGAACGTATAATTGAGGAGTTACGTTTTGTAGGCCTAATATTATGGAAAGAGTTTTTTAAAAATTATGACAAATGAAGAAATAATTAATACCATCGAAACACAGTATCCTGAAACTTGTGAAGAGTTTCGCAAAATACAGAAAGAGCATTATTTAGTTTTTTGCAAAAAACAGTTTGACTACGGTCCAGGCAATATTTCCCTGGGGTCATCTTTAACAACACAAGAAGAAAAAAGAGCCTCCATCTCTGCAATTGTTGTTAGATTGAACGACAAAATACAAAGATTAATCAATCTGGTGCTACGCAAGGGCGCCAAGTCGGCCAACGAATCAATTTCTGACTCATTTCTTGATGCGGCCATATATGGCGTTATTGCTGAAATTGTTAATCGTGGCAAGTGGGCAAAGTGATGCTATAATAGTAATATGGTTGTAAGTTTTACAGGTGCACAGTCCACAGGCAAGACTACTTTACTAAATGCATGCAAAGAAGCATATGGTGATCAGTTCAATTTTGTTGATGAAGTTACACGGTTAGTTAAACGCAATCACAATGTTCCTATTAATGAAGAAGGCACAGATGTAACTCAACTCTTTATTATCAATGCTCATATTGAGAATGCATACAAGGTTTATGAAAAACCGCGCGGTGTAATTTTAGATAGATGCATTGTTGATGGTCTTGTGTACACAGGCTATCTTGCTCTTGAAGGCAAAGTTTCAAAATGGGTTTTTAAGTATGCAAAACACGTTTTTGATATGCTGTTACCAAAAGTAGATAAAATATTTTATACACATCCTGGTGATGTGGAGTTAGTAGCAGACGGTGAAAGAAGCGTTGATTTAGAGTTTAGAAAAAAAATAATTGATTTATTTGAGTTGGTATTTGAGCTGCATGATGACAGATTAAAAAATAAATTGGTTGTTTTAAAAGGCACAGTTGAAGAACGCATGGAACAGATTAAAATAAGCTTATGTTAAAAGAACTCGATAATTCAAATATCTCAAAACATTTGGGTCAAACTAGTCTGTACAAGTCTGTCTATGATGCATCTTTATTGGTTCGCGAACCAAGAGAATCAAACCGCAGACATCTTAATATTGATGACGATAAACCGCCTTTTGTTGGGTTTGATACATGGAATGCATATGAGTTTTCGTGCTTGTGTGAAAACGGAACACCCATTTCTGGTGTCGCAAAAATTGTTTATCCTGCCACTAATAAGTACATTGTTGAGTCAAAATCACTCAAACTTTACTTCAACTCATTCAATATGCAGAGATATACTGGTTCGGTGGAGCATATTATAGAAGAGGTAGAAACTATAATTTCTCGTGATTTGTCAAGTTTATTAGACACAACTGTAAATGTTACAGTAACACCTTCCAGTAATGAAGCTCCTTCGACTATTCCGTGTTATTATCAATACAATAAAAACTACATCACACTTGAAGACATTATTGATGTTTCAAAGCTTGAATGCAATGTATATCATGAAACACCTGAGTTGCTTCAGGGTCAGTGGACTGTAAAACAATTGCCTGCAAGACAATTTTATTATCATTCAAGCTTACTTAAGAGTAACTGCAGAGTGACTTCACAACCTGACTGGGGTGATGTTTTTATCTATTATAAAGGACATTGTGAAATAACGCCAGAATCTCTTCTTCAATATGTTGTCTCATTTAGAGATGAGTGCCACTTTCATGAAGAAATTTGTGAGACAGTGTACAAGCGGATATGGGACACTTTTGAGCCAGAAGAACTGGCAGTTACATGTCTGTATGCACGGAGAGGTGGCATAGACATTAACCCTACACGTGTCTCAGATGAAAAGCTGCTTGATGTGTGTCTTATTGACAGTGAGATACCCTATGTCAAAACAATGCGGCAGTAATTACAGATAGCCAAGATGTGTCAAGCGTCTTACTTCGGGCGTGACAGAATCAAAGCCGTTGGATGAAACTGTTTGTGTTACAGTGCCTGTTGCTGCTGTGAAAATAGATGATGATCGATCTGCCAATACAACACCAAATTGTACACCTTGATATGCTCTATCCACTCTGGCTGTGAAAGGAACAGCACTGGAACTTATTGTAGCAAGAATAGAAGTTAGTGTTACTGGTGTTGATTCGAATGCTATAACTGAGCCCACAGGGCCAGTTAAGTATGCAACGCCTTTCGCGCTTAAGGATTGTCCGAGAGAAACTTGGTTGTCAAATGCAATAATCATATACAAATATTTATTATAATTGGAACACGTTTTTTAACAAAATAAAAAAAGAACCCTAGGATTTCTCCTAGGGTTCTGTGATTTGTGCTTCTTAGATTAGAAGTACACCGACTGATTAGCCGGTGTGAACGCTTCGCCGAGACCCTTGAGGATGATGACGTGGTAATAAAGATTTGCACCAAAGATGTTGTCTACAACACCATAACGTGTTAATAGACCAACTCTAGGTGAGAAATCATTAGGACCAATGGTTCTCTGTACCATTACAGGGATGTAAGGGCAGTAGATGATACCAGTATCATAAAACTCAGGACCTTTGTAACCGAGAAGTGCGTACTCGAGGCGTGTTGTACGAGTTTGTGTGCCAAATGGTGGGAAACCACCATTGCCGCCGAAGTTGCCTCCGGCGTTGGCCTCGAACTGGGCCTCTGTGCGCGTATCGCGATATACATTGAAGCGTCCGGCAAGTGTACCGACCTTCGCTACACCGACAGGCTGTGTATTGACATTACCTTGGACAGGTACCCACTGAAATTCAGGGAGCATTTCCAAGATAGCGCAAACGCGAGGTGTTGCAACAATGAAGTTAGCAGAACCACGGCGGTTACGTACGGCAATACGATTGGCCTCTACGATGAGTCTCTGATAGAAGTCGCGATTGCGCTCAACAAGCCAACGGCCGTCTGCTGAAGCAGGTGACCAGACTGAGAACCCTGTGCCGAAGCCGGCATTGAGGGCTGTCTGAATCATTCTAATGATCATTTCACGGTCGATTTCGGCCTGAAGCTCATATGACATAGCATTTGTGAGTTCAGTATCGATATCGATACCATTCATGTTCTTAAGATCCTGCTCGAGTTCAACTGACCAACGAGCTGATAAGCGACGTGTACCAGCTTCAACAGCTGTCTTTTCAAAGCTGACAACGATCTGAGGGATATTGCTGCTTAACTCAAATTGCGAGAGCAATTGAGCAACACCTTTATCCTGATCGACCATGTCGAAGTAACCACTAGCGCCTGAGAAGGCGTCTGTGGTTGTGCCTGTAAAGCCAGAGTTGAGGTACTGATAGCCTAATTCAGGATTACCTGAGAGACCTTGACGGTTTGTGGAACCACCGAACTGCGTGGCGCCAGTATTACCGTCAATGCTACCTGATTGATAACCAAGTGATGTAGGCTCGTACTTATAACGGAGAGCGAAAGCAAGTCCTACCGGACCACTCATAGGCTGAACACCAACGATTTCGTTAGTGATCAATTCTGGGAAGGTACGTCTAATCATCGGAATGAGAATCTTAGGAAGACGAGCATCACCTTGTGCGTATGCGCTGTCATTTTGTGATGGGAACTGATTGCCGAAGGCGCCGTTATTAACGGAACCGAAGACACCAGAACCACCACCGGCGATGTTAGCAGCTTCAAAGCAATACTTTTCTTGGTTTTCAAGAAGAATTGCTGTGTTTAAGCGGGTGTGATCATCTTCAATTGCGCGAACGTTGTTGGATGTGTAATCCAGAACTGGACCCCACTTCTCAACAAGAAGTTTTGCGCGATTTTCATCGATGTATGATTGAGATGGACGAATTTGAGACATATTTAATATATTCCTTTTCGCTATAATGTCGACCTATACGTGTGATACGTTACTGTTCAGGGATGTCCCTCAACCTGGAAACAAATTAATATTTCTTTAGCTCTTTGAGATAAAGACCAAAAGCTGGATCAGATTGATCAGCCTCGTTATTTGTAGATTCTTCTATTACAGGACGGTCCACATGTGTGGCTACAGTCTCTGTAACAGCTTCTTTTTTAAGGCTGATAAGCCGCTCTTCTTCAGATTTATTGAAAAGTCCGTGTGTGTAATCGAAATTTTCAGCAATGAACTTTGTTGATTTTCCAGAAAGCATTTTCTTCATGTAAGCCTTTTCAGCTGCATCAAGTTTTGATACTTTCTTTTCTAAAATTAACTCAGCTTCAGTAGAAGTGAGTTTTCCTTTTAGTTCATTAATCTGCTTTGTAGCAGCTTCAAGCTGTTGTGCAGCTTCATCTAATCTTGACTTGCCATCAACTACTGCCTCTTTAATGCTCTCTTGAGCAAGGGCCATATCGACGGAAAGCATATTACGAATCTCGGAAAGAACAGCATTGGCTCTTTTATTGCTAACCGCTTCCTGTATATCAGCAAGTGGCAGTTTTTCTTCAAGATAAAGATCAAGATAATTGCTGATCTGATCTACGAGTGTTGATTTAAAATTGTTTGCTTCGTTAACAAGAGCAGCTTCATATTTTTCAATGACAGCTTTTAGCTTAACAGCTCTGTCTTTATCAATTGCTTGTACAACAGCCTCTAATTTCTTAGTATGGTCTGTGTCAATTGCTTCGATGATTGTTTCGAGCTTTTTAGCATAATCTTCATCTTGCTCATTTAAAGCTTTTTCCACATGAATAAGAGACTTTGTTGCAACAGCTTGTTCAAAAGCGGCTTCTATTTCCTTGAGAACATCTTCTGTTAAAATGTCTTTAGTTGCCTCTTTTAGTGTTTGAGTAATGTTTTTTTCCATATTACAAATTTTTGTCTAAAGCTTTATTAATGAGGCTTTTAATTTTCTCATTAACTACACTTCCTAAATATTTATCCGCTTGAGCATAATTTTTCCGTAAAATAGCTCTTAAAAAGGTAGGTATTTTCACACTTTCGTTTTTGGGTTGATTTGCTTTGCATTCTTTGCATTTATTGCATTTACAGCCTTCTTCAGCAGATTTGCAGTGTTTATGATTTACTGCTTCTTTCATTGCTCTTAGTTTAGCAAAATCAGCACCGTCAATTTTATTTAGATCACCAGCCAATTTAGCAATACGTTGTTGTTTATGTGATAAAATCTTTTCTTCATTTTCGTCGCGACTACCTAAAAAGTCTTCCAATGTTTCACCGTTAACCATGCCATCAGGAGACACTTCAGCATAATGTGTTGAATATCTATTTGGCTTTTTCATCATATACACGGTGGGTCCACCTTCTTCGTTTGCAAATTGATAAGAGACCTTATTGACCGAATATTTTCTTTTTGAAAGTGCATCAACAATTTTATCTTGAATATCAGTCAACTTTTCAGGACTCTCTTCATCATCATCCATGAATTCTGCACCTGCTCCTGTACCTAGAACACTGCCTGCCACTTTACCAACTGTGCCGCCGAGAGCTGCCCCCACTGGCCCCCCTGCAATAGCTCCTAAAGCAGTGCCTGCTGCTCCACCCAAAGTACTGCCTATGCCACCACCAACAGCACCACCTAGGCCTTTTTTCAAAATGCCTTCTTCAAGTTTTTCCTCTTTTTTATGATTAGGGTTCGTTTTTTTCTTATTAGCCTTTTTCATAGATTCTTGATCTTCATTATTACTTATTCTCTTTAATGGCTTATTTACATTTTTTGTATTTTCTTCTTCTTCATCAAGACCTAAAAACTTTCCCATTTGTTCAGCATTGTAAGCACCAATCTTACCAAGTGCCTTGCCGGCATAAGGAATTCCAGTACGTGCTCCCATGTATTCACCAGTGGTCTTACTAACTGTTTTGTACAAATTGCCAACTTTCTTTTTAATGGATTCTTCCTGTTCAGATTGTGTTAGTTGCTGAAGTTGATTTTGAAGCAGAGCAATAGTTTGTAATAGCTTTTGCTGATCTGCAGTATTTGTTTTTGCCGCAACATCTTTAGCAGCTGCAATCTTTGTTGTAATGTCGTTAATTTGTTTTGTAAGTGTAGTTGTTGTCTTGGCAATATTTTGTGGTTTAGACCCTGGCTTGGCCATGCCTGTTGTTGTACCAGTGCCGAGGGTGCCAGTTGTAGACTGTACTCCACCTAAACCTAAATTAGGAAGCAGACTCAATTCACTAAGTAAGTTGTTTTTGTTCATTTTACTTACCTAAAAATCTAAGAAAGCTAACAACCTGCTCTTTAAGATATGCTTGTACATCATGTTTGGGTAAGTTACTTAACTTGCTTTCAAACTGATTGTAAATTTCTTCAAACTTACCATCAGAGCGAACTATAAATTGTTTACTTTCAAGAATACCATTTACAAAAGCTTTAGGACAGCTCGGATCTGCAACACAGTCAACTGCAATTAATCTCATTTCATCCACTCTGTTGACACCGTTTCCTTGTTCCGTTAACTGTCCAAGCGCACGGCTTGACATGCCAACCTTTACACCATCATTTACTAGTGATCTAACAATTTGCCCTGTGGGTGTGGACAATACAACTGATTCACCTATTACTGATTTGCCTTCCCAGTGGAGATCTGTTACCATGTGACATGCTCTCTCAAGGTCCACTTCTGCAGAAGTTGGGTGATTTAATTCACCCAGGGCGCGTTTTGTTTTTACCATCTCAACCATGTAACGATTCACTTCTCGTTGCATATCTGAAGCGTCGTACACTCTTTGATTTTTATTAACAGTCTCTGACTCCATGTAAACACCTTTAATTTTTAGTGTTGAGGGTCCTTTTGTATTCCCTTCTTCGAGAATATATTCAAATTGATCGAGTACTGGTGTTTCGACTAATAAACGTAGTGACATAAAAGTATTTATACTATCCCTTGTGGTATTTATTTATTCCCAGCTCTTTTTCTGTCAAGATCCAAAACTCATATCCTTTCATAGCACACCACTTTCTTGCAGCTTCCCATTTGGCTTGATTTTGAATATACCTTGTTGCTTCGTAGATAACGGTGGTTTTTTTTCTGTTTTTAGTAATTGGTGGTACAACCTGTGAACTCGGCTTAATTTCAATTATATATTTTTTAATAATATTATTTTCGCGTATTGCTATTACACCATCTGTATAATAGCGTGAAACTTTACCTGTTATAGGATTAACATACGGTATAATAACTGATTCACTTGCCCATTCTATAATATTATTATTATCATCACACCATCTAAAAAATTTAAGTTCCCACCCTGATCTGTATACTGGTAGCCCTTTACCAATATACTTTGTGGTATTTTTTGGTTTAAAAATTCCTTGTCTAAATTTGCTATTTTTTTGAAGAGGTATCATTTATTGCTTGTGTAAAACTATTTAATTGTAGTTCATTAAAAAGTTTGCAAAGCTTGAAACTACATCATAGTATTTTTTTGGGTATTTTTTACTCAAAAGAAAAGCTTTAATTTTTAATTTTTCTTTTTTTGATAGTGTTTTCAACCTAAATTCTTTAATATACTCTTCACTAAAAGTTTTCTTTAAGTTGTTTATTACGGAGCCATTCTCATATAGTCCCTTATACATTCCTGAGGGACCTGATATTAAGTCAACTACATTTCTTATACTTAAATCAACATTATATTTGTTACAAAAATTGACCATATCAGGAATCTCATAAACTGTTTGAATAATTGGGCTCATGGAAATGGAGCTTCCTGGCCGTAGTTTGAACATTTTATCAATGTTATTAAGCACGTTTTGTAGGTCACCGTTTCTTCTTACATAGGCATATGTTTCTGGGTTTAAAGAATCGAGAGATACGTGAACAAGCATATTGGGCAAGTCATTAAACAGTTGTTCTATTTTTGTATTGAATACAGAGCCGTTGGTTATTACGTCAATGGTTAAATTAGGATTTATATTTTTTATTCTATCCCATATTTTAAAATTTATTGTTGTGAGAAAAGGCTCACCACCTATAAACTCAGCACGCACAGCATTTTTTAAAAATATCTCTATTTCATCTATAAATTTATCATCATAAAAGTTTTTACATGGTGCTTTACTTCCACGGAGCTTTTGAATAGTTGATGAGTATTCTTCTGAGCACATAATACATGCATAGTTACATGTATTATACAGCTGAAAAATTAAACGCTTTGGGTATTGTGTACTAACATCAGGCATTATTGCATTATATTGACCGAGGACAGAATTTCGAGCATTTCCTGCTAAAATGTGTCTTGCACACGTCGTACAACCCAATGTAAAATCAAAGTCAGAGATTTTTTTTTGTAAAATTTGTTTTTTACTACTAAACCATGCCTTGTGAGGTGTAGTATCTGGATAGTAACCGAGAATATGTGATCTATTTTGACAACATACACTTATTTCACCATTAAAATCAAATCTTAATGTATTATACGGTGCTGCACAAACATATGGTCTATTTTTAAAATACGGATGTAATTTTAAATCAGCTTGTATTTTTTTCCACTCTGGTGTTTGTAGTGATAGGCTATTTTTTTCTACATATTGATCAAAAACATATTCTAAAAGAGCTTGAGGTGTTTCTGTTATTAGTAAATCGTCAATCGATTGTATTTTATCTTTAAATTGCTTATCATAGATATCATATAATAGCGTTTCGAGTTTTTCGAAAGGCACACTTATATTTTGTTGTACGTGTATTTCACGTAATTTTTCTATAAGCATACAACTTAATTATACTATAAAGTATACTACTTATCCAACAAAAAACATTGGAGGGTCGGTATCACCAAATCCTGCAGAAGCACCGTTAAATAACTTTTCTTCAAGCGATCTTTTTTCTTCTAAGCCTTGAGTAAGTATGTCATTAAAATTAATGGAGCCACCGCCAAAAAGCTGCGTACCGGAATACTTGCCACGAATATTGCCAATACTAATTTTTGATAATGCTAATGCATATTGATATACCCATGGCTCCTTAATTATGTCACGCAACGGTCTTTCTACATGACTGGCTACTACACCATAAAAACGTGAACCTGATCCCGGTGTACGGGGTGGTGGATACATAACAAGATATTGGGTACGGGGATCAAATGTTATATGTCTACGAGTTGCTAAAAGTTTTTCTCTTACTTCTAGCCAATTTTTAAGAACATACCAACTTATTAAATCAAAGCCATAATTACCCATTGCATAGCTAAAATATGTCTGTTGAGCAAGTGTTTGTTCAATAGTAAACAGTGTGTTGACACCTGTGCTTGATCCTTCTTCAAAATCGTACACATCGATCACCTTTCGGTAATCCATAGTATCATAGTCAAAGCTGTTAACAAATTGTTCCTGTGAATTTTCTGATGGTTTAAAAGTATATGCAGCAGCACTATTAAAATTAATAACACTAAGATAGTCGGAAGTTGTTAATAACTGATTTTTAAATATACCTTCTGCATATACAGAAGAAAGCGTATTAGATTGTGAGAAATAAGCGGCATTAATAGAAGATGTCGCAGCATAAACAGTTTTTGAAGGTGTAATGATTTTATTAAAATAAGGAGTAATGCTAAACAAATCGTCAAGCTTTACACCTTTTCCATCTTTATACAAATTAGAATCAAATACTAAAAACTCTTCTGTATAACCTGCATATTTTGTAAAAAGCTCACACGCAAGAGAGATATTTTCAAATAACTGATCATGATGTATTTCTACATTAATCATTGGCGCGCCAAGGGAGCGTGAGATTCTTTGTCCTAAACGTGTATAAGAATCAATTTTGGAACCTAGATTAGTGCTTTGAAAAGCAGAGATAGGTGTAATAGCTGAGCAGTCCATTTTAAATATTTATTACCCAGTGGGAGCTGAGCCGGCCGGTGGCGCGGCTGAAGTTTCAGCAGGTGCTGCTTCTTCTGGTGGTGTCTCTGCTTCACCAGTCGGTCCAGGTCCAAATGCTGGGGGAGCTTCAGAAGGTGCACCGCCACCCATGCCACCACCACTCTCCGGTGCCTCGCCACCCATGGCACCCATTTCTGACCAGTTAGGTCCTCCGTTAGTAATATTGTCAAGTTCCCACATAAGCTCTCTGTCCTTACGTAGAAACTCTCTATTTGCCATAATTTCAGAATCAGACCATCCGAGATATCTTTTTTGTGCATATGTTTTC